TTACAATGTCCTCTTTTTTATTTATATCCTTTAGAGCTTCATCCAATCCTTTAACAGTTACCGCCATTATATTCCCTCCATAGTTATAATGTACTCCTTACGTTGTCTTTCGTCACTAAATTGAATTCCAGTAATCCTGTAATAGTCGCTTCGATAAATGATTTGATATGTTAAATCAGGAGTAAATAAAGTTCTATACTGAATTTTTACAGTATATCTGTTTGGTATTACCATTTGACCAGATTCAATATCATTACTTGATCTAGTTTGCTTTACAGAAGCAAAAGTAATTAAAGACGTTAACGGAGTTAAAACCGTACCTCCAGCACCATCGCTTGCCGCTTGAAAGTTAATAAAGGTTACCTTCTGGTCGTATTGTCCAAAGTTTATCATACGAATAAATCAGCTCTATATTTTAACTCAGTGGAAATACTAGCCTTTTGAGCGTATTGCTCTTGAACACTAATCATGTTTTGTCTAAATGCAAAATCCGTTGCAATTCTTTTAAGCATCGCAACGTGCAAGTCTTGAGGCAATGGATTAGCATTATTAAATCCAGCGGTATAGGTGTAATTTTCTACTTCTGTTTCGTCCGTAGTTACATCTGCCACCCAAGGGCCAATTGGATATATTCTATAGCTTAATTTATTGTCCGTAATAACCACATTTCTTTCAACATAAAGCATTCCAGAGGCTTTTTCAGATTCATTTCTAGCTGCTGGAATTAATTCGTTTGTTAATAAAGTATCCCAGTCAGAGAAATCAATTTGAAGCCAAGCTTTTGCCTCAGCTAAAGTAATCGGCTCAGTTGCTACCGAAAATGGATATCTAATATCTAAAGGTCTAATTACGCTCATTTCTTTTCAAAGTCTTGTTTGTCCACTTTAATCCATACTGCCAATCCTTTATCAACCAAATAAGTATCGTAGGTCTTGCCTACGCTTAAAATTTCGCCTTTTTTGAATGGCTCCAGATCAACCAATAATTTTATCATAAAGATACTATTTATTTTATTAAATGCTTTTTATCATTCCAAGGCTCAACGTCTTGCCAAAGTCGGTAACCATGAAAAACGTAAAGCGATTTAATCAATCCAATATTTAATCCCATCTCCTTTACCCTCATAGAGAACAAAGAATCAAACGCTAGACTGTTTTCCACAAACTTAATTTTATTCCAGGTCTTGTACTGAAACGCCATAAAGAACCCAGCTATATATTCTTTGATCTCCTGAATGCCTTCACCTTGGTAAGTTAAAGCTATTTCGTAATGCCTTCTCACATCCAAATCGTAGTTAAACTCATGATTGTGCAATTGATGTTTTGCCCTTAGTCGATTAGTGTAACAACCAACCAATCCAAATTTATGTCCATCTAAAGCCAAGGCATCGTAAATGCGTTTTCCCCAGTCTCCAGTTAGATACAAAATGTCTCCGTCTTGCATGACTACCCAGTCCTCATCGTTTGCATTTAAGCTACTCAAATATTCATTATAGACTTTACCTATATTTTTATTTAAGTCAAACGGATTAGAATAAAATATCTTTAAAGATTGATCCACGTTCTTTCCTGGTAAAAGTTTATATTCTTCTCTGAATAAGGATAAGCAAAATGGCATTCGCTTTTATTTGCAATTATAGCCGGGAATCTTTCCGTTAAATATCTATTCATCTCGTACTTACCAATCCTGGCTTTTACTTTCTCTGTATTAAACCAATAGAATGAGCCTGAATAATGGAAATCTTGAGGAACATACGGAGGGCAAGGTAATAGCTTACCACAAACTCCTGAGAATAGCTTTTTCGATAGATCAGGAATCGTTTCTAAGTTGCCTTTATATAATTGCTCAATCCAAATATCTAATCCACTCCAAACAGGACGAGAAACACCTTTGCAATGAGCGTAAAAGGTAATTCCATCTTTTAGTTTGCTAAGTGAATCCATAAAATGCACAGACTCACCAAGAATTCGATTATTGTCTACAATATCAATTTCGCAATCTCTTGGTAGAAGCGATTTTAAGGGCTGTAGAGAGGTTTTACCATCTATGGCTACCTTGACTACCTTTTTACCATTAAAGACGCTCCAGTACTTGTTTAATAGCATTAAATTAAGTCTGTGATAATGCGTTATATTGCCGCCGTAGTAAATAAAGTAAATTAGATTTTTTGGAACGTCAACGCCCATAAGGTAGGTGTTTTTGGTTTATCGATTAGCTTGTAGCCAAAGCTTCTAAACATTGAAGTCCATTGCGTTTCACTTTTTATATTGATGTGGCCCCAAGATTGATCAAATTCTGTTTTATGAGTAGTTGATGAAAACAAAATAATTCGTGGTTTTACTATCTCCATAGCCTTTGCAATTTCTTGATCAGTCATATGTTCAGCAACTTCAATCCAAAGCATTAAATCCGCTTCTTTTGGCTTCTGATAAACCTTTAGTAATGGGTATTTTTCTTTGCAATAATCTCTATGAGATTTAAATACGTCTTGCCCTATAATTTTAAAACCCTCTTGTCTTAAAACCTCAGAATAAACTCCTGTCCCACAACCATAATCCAAAACACTTTCAGGCTTATATTTATTGCAGTAATTAGCTACAGATTTAGCTAAGGCTACAAAATCTGGATTTTCCATTGTAAGGTTTAGATCGTTTATCTCTGCCTCCAAGAATTCTTTTTCTGTTAATTTCATATTTTATATTTCTCCGCAAGTTTTACAATTCTTCTTAAAATACATTGGACATTCTGTTCCTTCTGCATTGCTTGGCTCCTTATCAAAATAAATAGGTAGCCCCCCTGGTTTGGTTACATACCGCTCGCAACTCATTTTGAGCTTGCATCTTTGCGGCTTACAAAGTTTGAAATCAGCCATATTTAATAATTTATTTTTAAAGTAAGTGATTTATAAGTGTTTAAACAAAAAAAAGGCTAGGAAAATCCTAGCCCTTTTACCCTAAACACAAAACACAAACAGAATATTAAGTAGTCTCAAGAAGTGCCTTCGCAGCTGCGAAAGTTCCTTTAACCAATACTGGCACATCGTTAGCAGAGATAAACTGCACCAAACGCTGCTCGATTCTGACAGTCTTCAAGTTGTCGATGAAGTCATCTCCGCTCTCTCCGATAGCTACTTGCAAACCGCTTCTCAAACGTACGTTGATAACAGAAAGGTCACCACCTACGAAGTCAGCAGCAGTTCCAGTCAAAGCGTTAGTTGGGATGATGTTAACTCCCCAAGCGTTGATTCCTCCGTTAGCGTTGAAAGTAACGCCAGCAGGTAGGATATACTGCTTGTCAGCATCCTTCTCAGAAAGCATTAGGTGATACTGTCCAGTCTCAACAAATACTCCGGAAGATGTTCCGTTAGCAGCGTGTACTTGAGCGATAATTCCGTGAATTACATCCCAGTTGGTAGCAGACTCAACACCACCTGCCATAGAAGCTCCGGTGAAAGTAGTAGACTTAGAAAGCAAACCAGCCAACTGCGGAGATGATCCGTTACCAGTAAACAATTGGTTTTCAATTACAGTCTCAACTCTCTTTACTCCGTTGCTCTGCACATAAGAAGCCAAGTAAGCAGCATCCTCAAGCATTTCCATAGAAACCTTCATGTGAACACCAATCTTCTCAACCTTAGCTCTCTGCTCCTTATATTGTACGTCGATTTGAGTTTTCTCAACACCTTCGCCAATCATTACTGGAGTTCCCTCCTCATCGTACTCTTCAACCCATACGGCATACTGAGTTCCAATAGCTCCTACGCTTGCATTAGCAAGGTAAGTAAGCAAACGCTGACGAACTGGAGATACAACACCAGTAAATTCAGAGATTGTTACCTGGCTAGATGATGCAGCGTTATCAATTGTTGAAGCTAAAGTAATAGTTCCAACTGCCTTCTCGTTGATTTCAAACACCAAAGGAGCTTTCAATCTTGTATTTGGCTCAGACTTTAGTCTCTCAATCTCAGCTTGTACCGGAGCATAAGCCTTCATAAATGCGCTCTTGAAATCTTCGGCACTTACTTCTTTCTCAACTGCGCTCTTTTGCATAGCGATATCAAGCTTGTCAAGTTGCTTTTGCATTTCTGCTGCATCTTCTTTACTTACTACATTGTCAAATGATTTCAACAAAGATTCTGCCTTTTCGAAAGCCTCATTGGCTTTTACTTCGGCGTTGCTAGCTTTTGCCTTTAGAGCTTCACCAGCTTCTGCGATTACCGCTTTAACGGCATCCAAAGTTAGATTTTCCATGATTCAAATTGTTTTTTAAGTTCGTTTATAGTTAGTATCTCAACCTCCACGGCTTTCGTCTCTACCAAAGTAGCCTCTGCTGGCTTTAGCATCACCAAAAGTGATTTAAGTTGACTTTCTAATTTCTCTAGTGTTTCGTCAGTTGCATCTGAGGTTTTAACAAACTTCTCAAGTCTAGTTAAATACTCGAATGCATCCTCCTCGTTTTTAAGGTCGATAAAGGTAGTTTCTGGATTAGCTCCTAGAAATTGCACTGCACTACCTTCGTACATCATTACCTCTTTAATTCTGTTTGATTTAGACTCCTGATCGAATTGCTCTTTAATTGTACGGAAGCCAAAAGAATGTTGGTTGATAAGTTCGCTCTCCACCATCTTCTGAAAGTCCTGACCCATGTTATGGCTACCTATTTTAGCATCGTATCTAAGGCCTTTCTGATCTTCGTAAAGATTCATCATTTTTGCGACAACTTTTGTCTTATCGTGATCCAAAAGATACTTGATAAGTTGCTTTCCTTGTGGGCCACGTTCTTGGATTGTCTTGGTGAATGCTCCTGGCTCAATTACATCGCCATCGAGATCCTTATTACCGAAAACGGCAAAGTAGCCAGAAACAATCCCTTGCTTCATGTCGCTATCTGCAAATCCTTGATTAAGTCCCTTTAATATCATTGTCGTGTTATTATCTTTTATTTCGCCTAATTCTCTAAGCTTACTTCTACTCCATGCTAAAGCAGCCTTACCCCCCCAAGCATCGTACATCAGTAGACCGCATCCATCTCCGTAAGCAGTAGAGCTTGCTAAATCAACCTCGTGCCTACTTAAATACGAATACATCCTTTTGACCGTATCCAAGCTAATCGC